ATTTGAGTTGCTTGCTGTATGGACAAGTATAATAGAAGTTTTCAGATTTGTAAAGAAGTTTTCATCGACAGAAAAAGCAGCTTCCGCTGCCTTTTGCTGTCATACCTTTTGTATTGTTTCAGATTTGTGTCTCATTCCGAAATATCAGTAATGGATTTCTCCATGTTTCTCCAGATAATCCAGAAATCCCTCACAACCTTCCTGTATATCTTCATAAGTTTCGTCAAAATTTCCTGTATACCAAGGATCCGCAATATCCCGTCCTGATCCGGCAAAAGTCAGAAACTTATAAAGCTTCTCTTCCGGGTCATTCTTCAGCATCCTGTTAAGATTACGCATATTAGCAGAATCCATACCAATAATATAATCGGATTTTTCATAATCCGCCCACGTAATCTGCTTCGCTCTGTGCGGAACCAGTGGTATTCCCACTTCTCTCAGCTTGTTCACTGTTCCTCTGTGAGGTGGATTCCCAATCTCCTCTGTACTTGTTGCAAAACTGTCAATCAAAAACTGATCTGAAAGGCCGAGCATTTTTACCTTGTGCGTAAAAACACTCTCGGCCATGGTTGATCTGCAGATATTGCCGTGGCACACGAATAAGACTTTTATCATATATTTTAACTCTCTTTCTGATTTTCAAATTTCGTCTAAATTGTACTGTGTAAAAGCTGTGTAAAAGTTACTATCATCTTCCAAAAACTCTTTATTTATGGGCTTTGTATGGTTCATTCCATATGTTTCCCCAGCAGACGAATAGTACCTTTTTCATGCCTAAACTCCCTGATTTTCCTTGGTTTTCCACTACTTTCTGTGTCCATTATTTCGGCTTATTTTGGCTCATTTTGGCGTGCTTTTTCCATCAAACTGTGTAAAAATCTGTGTAAAACGCCCCTTCAAAAACCATTTTACACATTGCCTATTTTTTCAGCATTTGGATGGTGTATATGGCAGAATACAAAGAAAAATATATAGGCTCTAAGCGAGCCCTTTCCTTTATTTAAGCCATCTTCCAACCTTTATCCTTAAGCTTCTTCTCCTGACCATTCGCCTTAGAAATCTCCTCTGTTGCAGCCTGTGCTTTAGCAAGCTTCTCCATCTCTTCCTTAGCATCATCAATTTTAAGATGCGTGTAAGTGTTCAGCGTTACGGAAATATCGCTATGCCCCATCAGGTACTGAAGCACCTTTGGATTCATTCCTGACTTGGCCATGTTGGAACAATAAGTATGACGGCAGACATGTGGTGTGATTTTAGGAAGCTGAACACGATAGATACTATTGTATCTGTCCACTGCATGCTGGAAGTACTTCTCCCAATGCATTGCTACCATAGGCTTGTTATCCTTATCAAAACAAAGGAACCCTGAATATCCATCAATCATCGGCTCCACCTTAAGCTTTGGTCTTGCCTTGACAATATTCTGGAAAGCCTCATACACATCATCAGTCATCGGAATTACTCTTCTACCGGCATAGGTCTTTGTTGTGTCAATGTAAACCAATGTCCCGGTCTTCTGGAGCTGATGATCGATATTGATGGTTCTATTCTCAAAATCAAGATCCGATAAAGTCAGCCCTGTAAATTCCGAAATACGCATTCCTGTCTTAAACAGAATATACATTCCGTCATAATACTTTGAGTAGTGTGTATCATTTTTAATAAATTCCAGGAATGTTCTCTCTTCCTTCCTGGTAATTGCTTCACGAGTCACTGCATCGTTTACGAGAACGGTTGCCATCTGAAACTCAAATGGATTCTTTCTGATAAGGTCATCATCTACCGCCATCTGGAAAGCAGGTCTCACCACACCTCTGATGGTATGGATTGTCGAAAAGCTCTTGTGATCTTCCTGCTGCAGTTTGATAAGCCATGCCTTTGCATCTGAAAGCTTTACCTTATCAATACGCTTGTTGCCAAACGGTTCTGCCTTAAGCACATTAATCACTGTACCATATCCGGCTCTGGTAGTATTCTTTACACCTGTCTTCTGTGAAATGTACTTCTCAACAAGTTTCAGAACTGTATATCCATCACCGTCCGGAATGATATCGTCATCCACATCTCTCTGGACTCTTTTTTCGATATCTCTCAATGCTCCGTTATCTCTTTTGCCTTCAGGTACTGTATCCGTCTTCACAAGCCTCCAACTATAAAGGCACTGTGTCTTACCATTTGCATCAACATAACGATACATATATTTACCATCGGCTCTCTGGCTCTCTCCTGTGCGAAGAATGCGATTCTTGTTATCACGTCTTTTCTCGCTCATGTAATCTCTCCTTTCAATCGGGAGAGCCTTGTATGCAATTACTCATGTGTCATGCGCGTGTATGCGCCCATGTCCTTAATAGTATATCACACAAAAGGCTCTTTCGCTACAAAAATATTTAAAATTTACACTGTGTTCATAGTCGTGCTCAGATCACTGTCATCTGACTGTCTAAGTACTTTTCGAACTGTTCTCTTTTGATGAGGGCACGATTGCCATTCCACAACAGGAATTCTTCATCTGCATGTGCCTTGCAGAAGAGGCGAAGCTTCT